GGCAGTCGGCCATGACACCTCTTCTAGTGACGTGACAACCGTGTTGTTAGCGGGGACTTGTCTGAGTGCTTGGCGGTAATTTGCCCACGCCGCTTTAACGCCAACGTTGAAATTAACATCGGGCATTTGTGTCCAGTCACTTGCGTTCAAATAAGCATCTCGGTAGCTACGGATCTCTGTAAAAAGTTCTGTAGCGTCTAAGGCCCATGCATTATTAATCCAGACCATATAGCCGCCTGCTCTCGCTTCTCTGTTTTGCCAAGCAGACGCGGTGTAATCCCAATATTTAGTATTGATATACACATCGTTGTCATCATCTAACGCCAAATGCTTGGCGAGCAGATCGCCATACATTTGGCCATCAACATACATCCCGTCTGTCTGCGTAGACAAAACCGTAGACACTTCGCCGTTACTTTTGACTAAAGCTACTTTAATCATGATCCGTGATACCTCGCTATAATTTGGGTTCTTGTATCTGTTGACTCAACAGTGGTAGTACTTCCTGATATCGCTGGGACGGTTAAACCGAAATTTGCCCCGCATCTAATGTTTTGTGCCGCTGGGTTTTGGTTATTCGCATTTGCTGAATAGCGGTACGAAACAAAAGACGCTCTGTGGTAGTAGTTATTTGTAAACGCAATTTTTGCTACCTTCCCCATTGCATTTAGCAAAACATAATAATCATCTACGTTAGTGCCATTTGCCCAGCCGCCGCTGCTTTCATTAAATACAAAATTAGTCGAAGCTGGGTAGCTAAGCGTATAAGTGTGAGCCTCTACGCACTCCATATCATCATAGACACTAGAAAAAGCTAAGCTGCCAGAGCTTGTATAAGTTTCTAGCCCATAATGACCAGAACTCGCGGGGGCTTGCCCAGCCTTACAAACAATATATTTAAAATTGCCTTGGTAAAAAGACAGAATAAGTAGTCTGCCTATAACAAATGTATTTGCTGCGTAGTCAATGTAACCCCAAAATGGGATTTCATTATTATATCCAAGCCCACTTGTGGAGTTAGGCTTTACAAACACTAAAATGTCAGTCCCAACTCCACTGGGCAAGGCTGTCGCAATAGATGACCCCGAAAAATTCGCCGTAGTCCCTGTCGCTATTATCTGAAGATTTCCATAAGTATGGTCAATTTGCGTAAACCCAGAATCGTTAACTACTAGTAGTCCATAAGCCATGTTAAATCCTAAACAGTAATAATTTATAAGCGTGAGTACCGGAAACTAACGCAGTAATCGTTATCGACCCGCTGTTCAAAGTGGTCTTTATATTCCATGCTTCTGCTACAGAATTGTTGTATCCCCAAGTTCCATCATTAGCCAGACCAGTAACAGACAAAGTGGTTGGTGAGCCGTAAGATACATTGCCTTGATAAAACGCTGAAAACCGCACTAACCTATAGTTTGTATCTAACGTAAGGGTTCCACTTGCGTTCCGAATTTGAAGCCCATAAGCCACTAAGACAAATTCCCTAGCTTAACGCGGAGCGTGCCCGACGCATCAAAAACCGTAATATTCGAACCCTGGATAATCATTCGCGCTCCGCTGTTCGCGCTCGCTAAGTTTATGGTTGCCCCTGTGCCCACAAGATTTAATTTATTTACACCAATTGCGCCTGCTGCAATACGGTTCGCGCTCAGTGTGCCTGCGTTAATCGTGTCCGCATTCACTGATCCAATTTTTGCAGAAGTAATAGTCGCGTCTTTAATCATGGCGCTCGCCATAAATACTACACCGCTATCGACGGTAAACGGTATGTTCGCTGCAGTCGGACTTGTTGACCCGAGACCATCCGCGCTTGAAGCAGGGTCAATGATCGCAAACTTATCGGCGCGAACAATAAAAGCGGACGACGGAGTTGCGGTAGTACCTGTGTTACTCAGACCAAAACCCGCAACGTGGCCGTTGTTGTCAATCTTTACCGAGTACTGCCCCTCTATGTTCTCAATTTTACTATTTATGCCTGGTATCTGACTAATGGGTGTACTTAGTGCGCTAGCAAGTTGCGAGGATGTAATAGCCGTTGATAAAACAGCAAGTTGGTGCGCCACGTCCGTAGCAGTTGCCGCAACAGTTCCAGCACCAGCATTAAATGGCCCTTTTATACCATTAAGATTGACGTGTCTAATCCAGTAGTATCGCGTGACGCCCGAACCGACAGGATCTATAAAGCTTATCCCTGTCGATACGCCGGCTAGGGTCGCGTCACCAAGCGCGTCTGACGTGTGGGACCAAATCTCAGTTTGGTTATGGCCCCTATAAAAAGCGGCTGTCCAAAATATATTTACTTGGGAGTACGCGCCGCTTGCTGTAAAACCTACTGGAGCATAAGGCGAGGTCGGCACGATCAGAGGTTCGACGCCAAGATTGCTCGTAGTAATTTGGTTCGGATCAAAGCCTGCTGTAGCTTTTAGTCTTGATGCTAACCCCGAATCAACAAGCTCCCTCAGTGTAATAGCACGGTCTTGTGGGTCGCCTTTTCGGCCTAGCCGTATCTCAACTGCTTCGATGAGGCTTTCAAGAACCATACGTGTTTGCGGATCAAGAGATGCCGGTAGCTTTCCAATGCCTGGCACTTTAGTTGGACGTACTGTCACGATTGACGTACCTCATCCATTGATTGAGCTAAGCAGAAATCGTTGATGTCAGTACCTTGCACTTGGACTTCCCACTCTTGCGCTACAGCAGCAGGCATCCGCATGATTGGTTCACGTAGTGTGCCATTGCTGATGTTGGAGGGGACGGTAGTCGCCTGCGTGTAATTCGCACCCGCTTTTGAAAGCGTGTAGTGTGCTACCAATGCTCCGTCACCATAAACTTTTACAGTTACTGGATACACGTTCGCGTGTACAGATACCCATCCCATCGACAAGGGAGCGGGAGTCACGAACTTCTTACTCTTAAAAGTTAACGTGCGGGGCGTATTGGAGCCTCGATACTTCTTGATTTTGTTGCCAACAATAATGTACAGCTCACCGTCTTTCGGGTTCATATGTCCGCCGCGTACTTCGCCTGCAATTGATAGCGTTGACAAACTGTTCTCGCTACCGCGCGGGTCATAAACAAAACCCCCGTGCGTACCGCCGCTTGTCCAGAATGCGACGTAAGTACCTTCGTGCCTAAATGCCCGAATGGTTTCTGGGTGAAAGTCGGCGTTCCACTGTTTGACTGAGATCAAACCTTTAGTAACAACCTGTCCTGACGCGGATTGGATTGCACAGAGGCCCTCTGGCCCTGCGTATAGAACAACATCGCCCATGTCCACAACGCTGTGCTTGTTCACACACGCTTGACTAAAATCTATTCGGACAGCGGTCATGGCTGACGGCTCAGTACCAGTAATGAAATACGGCTGTCCGTCAGTCAAAGCTGCTACACCATTTGCGGTAGACGCAATAGCAACGATGTCTTCTTCAGTAGTAATCCGATATTGAATCGGCCAAGCGTGCGGGAGGAATGGTTCAGATAAACAAAACCGCTTGCCAGTAAACCCTGCCATTGTGCCTTGTGCCAGAGCAATTAAACCTTGCAACGGGCCATCAGGATATAACGACGAATTGTCATCAGGTGGGCCGATCCAGCCGCCACTTGGCAGTATTTCACCGAGGTTCGCTGCGTCAGTCGTGTCCGTGAAAGTCACCGCTGTATAAGCAACTTGAGCCACAAACTGAAACTGAGTGTTTGTTGAGCCGGTGTTAGATCGATAGATTCTCTTTAACGCACCGCTACCGAAGTTAAAATTACCGGACGATTGCGCGCTAGTTGGCATACCAACAGCCACAGACTCAGCGTCTGTTAACTCAATTACCCCAGAAGGCGCGGATGGTGGGCCTTCTTCGCCAGTAGCAGTAACATAAGTGTAGACATAACTAACATCAGACGGAGTAGCAGTGGCGTCGGCTGTACCGCTTTTTGAAGTTCCTGGGGCTGCTGATGGAGCGGGAACCCCGAGCCGAAAAGAGTTTACCGGATACCCTGAACTTCCAGATACAAGAGTTGATACTGTCCCGACGCGCGGGTAGTCATCGCCTGTAAAATACAAGCGGTCAGTCGTGTCGCCAGGAATTGGCCCAGGCACAACGGACACAGAATCTTCGCTCCACTCTAGCCAACTTGTATCACGATAATAATAGATCGACCGGCGCGCCGTATTTTGCAACGTGTACGCATCGCTGTCTTCAGTAGTAGACACTAAGCGCCCAGACTCGAAATCTATGTTCTCCGAAATCTGACCGAACTGGTCTGCTAGCAATCTTGGAGAAACTCCAGGCGCTATGCCACTAAATCTGTCGCGTTTAAAATATGCCATCTATGCTAATCCTTGGATCTGAATGTCGAGTTCAAGCGCATCAATTTGACTTTGCAAGTGCGCCTGAATTTCTGATTCAGCAATCCCAGTTAATGGGACTTCAAAAGTCGCAATGGCATTTTCAAACACTGCAAGAGTTACGCCTTCGTCTATTTTTGTTGTGTAAGAGATCATAATTTAACTCCAAGTCACGACTTTTGTTCCCGATGTCCCGAACTGGTTGGAACTGACCGACCAAGCCCAACGCGTATAGTTTCCATTTGATATGTAAGAATGGGTTGCCGCTGTTCGCGCGAGTGTCGAGCCGCCAGCGATGGTCATCGAAGTAAATCCGCTGTTACTGTGATTTCCGATTACAGCAAAATATACATATTGAGCGCCGCTCAGACTCGCGTAATTGAGCCAGTAAATTGTATTTCCAGCGAACATATTTGACGTTCCGTCAGATACGGAACCTCTCACAAAAGACCCAGAATTGTAAAGACCATAGTACGCAATAGAATTGCCGTAAAAGCTAACTGTGTAACTTCCAATCGTCACCGTCTGCGAATCTAAATTATTCGACTTTCCGCGAAACGTACTCATCGAGATGGCACCAGATGTGTCGTTCGCAAGTGCGCGTAAAGTAGATTCTCCAAGACTTGAAGTTGCTGTTGCACTTCTGCCCAGTTCTAAATTAATAGACCTATTAGCAGTTGTGCCTCCGATTGAAATTGATCCACTGGATGCGAGAGTCATTATTTATTCTCTCCCTTCGGCTATTTCCGTAAGATGTGCGTTCGTCGCATCCGCATCATAATCGCCCGCTTCATCGAACATAACCTCGATGTGCATGTTCCATGATCGGCCAGACTCGCTATCAGTAAACCGAACTAACACGTTGGTGGTGTTTTCTGTGTAGACAATCATCTCATGGGTCTCGCCGTCAGGCGCGGAGTACTCGCGGGTTCCTGTGAATTCTTCCAAAGGTTCAAATGTGACAGCCATTATTTATTCTCCATTTGAGCTTTGAGATCATCGACTTCAGATTTAAGTTCTTTGATTGATTGAACTAGCAAACCAATTAATGCGTTGTAGTCAACGGTCTTAGTTCCGTCTTCAGAATCAGAAACAGCTTCAGGCAATACAGCCTCGACTTCTTGAGCAATAACACCACCATAGCGTCTGTCAGGGTCTTTTAGATCGTTACGAGTATAGGTGTTACCGCTTAGTTTCTGAACTTTACTAACAGCATCTTCAATCGGCTTAATGTCTTCCTTCAAGCGTATGTCGGAGTATGCTGTTACGTTGCCAGTTGCGGTAAAGTGACCTGCATCGTCAAAGGTGAAACGATTTGTACTGCCATCGCGAATGTACCAGTTACCGATACCACTGTTTAAATCAGTGTACATATGTGCGCCAGAACAGAAAAACTCAACGTCTCCGCCTGTGCCAAAACGAATATGTTTATTATCGTTCATTTTGATATGACCATCGGCTTGAGCAGTCCAACCGTTGTGGATCATTTGATTTCCACGCAGTCGGATGGTATCTCCAGATGTGCTGCCTAAATATTGGTTCGTGGCGTAGTTATAGTAGGTACCTACGGCCGACTGAATATAAAAATCACCGCCTGTGTATGCTGTACGAGTACCACTGTCGTTGAAAAAGTAGCCTGACGAGCCATCGTTATTGCTATAGAGCCTGTCTGCTCTGAGATAATTTGCGTTCAGCGTTCCCGCTACAGTGACCGCCGAATTATTAACTTCTAATCTTTCTGTGCCGCCAGTAACAACCCGCCATTGATCAGCAGCATGAAAGCCCATGTAGGTATTGGTATCGCCGTGGTGAGCGATGTTACCTGCCATATAAATTGTTGCGGCACTGAAGGTAACAGCACCTGATGCGGTGTCTGTAGCATCACTGCGTAAGAAGCTACTGCCTTGAACGCCATCGAGTTTATCAGCATCCAAGCCAGAGCCTGAACCATCGTTGTTAGCAGCGTAATACCCAGCAGTAGCATGATTACCCCAGCCGTATGCTGTATCCCAGTTGGCATCTTTTCTGGTTCCCGCTCCAGTCCCATTGGCTGGCTTGCTGTAGATGCCTTCCTTGTACATTAGCTTGCCATCGGCAAGGATCGTGGTGGTCGCTTCACTAGAACCTATTTCAAAATGGGCACCAGACCCATAAGATTTAGAATCTTGATGGTTATATATTATATTGCCAAACTGAGATGTCCCCGCCCCAATATCAGTAAACCTAATATCAACATTTCCGCCGTTAGTAGAATTATGTAAATCCAATAGAGGGGAGTTAGCGGCTAGGGCATCTGTGATTTTTAAGAATCCAGTCAACGTACCGCCAGCTAAAGGCAAATGCCCTACTTGAGAATAGGTGTACGCAGTGTTCCAGTTGGTAGAGTTGTTTGTAAACGGCAAAGTGTAGTTGTTAGCGTTAGCTGCAATACCGTTTAACTTCGTGTGATCCGCGTTTGTGAAGTTGTTCTGCGTGAGTCCACCATCACCAACCGAGTAGGTAGTGTTGGTGTCTGTATCAGCTTGACTCGCAACTTCATTTAGACCCGCAGCAGTCAAGCGCAACTCGCACTTATCGCCAGCCGAGAATGCTCTGGCAGATGTGTTGTCTTGCGCCCGAACAACCGTAAGCGTGTTACCACTTCGCGCAGTGACCTTAACAATCTCAACATTGCCACTGCCATCTTCAAACGTCACGTAGGTATAATCTGAACCGCTAAGTGCAGGAAACACACTCCCGTCTACAACTGCAATGCTCGTCGTAGATGTAGATACGTTAGATGCCAATGTTGTTTTGGCGTTGTTTGAAAAAACTACTGCCATACTAGCTACCTCAAAATATTAACTGGATTAACTTACTGTCACAGTCCAAGTAATAGTCATCGAGTCGCTCGCACCTTTGTTTACCACCGCGAACACTGTGCGGCAGAGCATGTCACCAGACGAGCTTGCGTTGAACAAACCAGCCTCCGTTATTGCCCCCGTTCCCTCGCCTGCGCCAAAAGTAGCGACATAAGCCACAGCGGTTCCAGAAACGGTGGTCGAGGTCAGTGCATTACGGTCAGCTTGACTGCCAAGAGCAGAATCTCCCGCAGCAGCAGCCGTAGAACCTGTACCAATCGCCATATGTGACATAGCAGTTTTGGTGGTGTCCTTCATACGACTAGCGACATACTCTTTGCCGTCAGTGACAACGAGGTTAGGTACTTCCTGAACAACTGTGTTGTTCAAAGCAATAGACAAGTGTCCGGTCATTTTAAAATTATCATGTAGCATTAGGTTTGCTCCTAGTTGTTAAGCGGCACACTGTTTAGTGCGCTAGCATTTAATACAGATGAGGCCAGTGAAGAAACTGAAATTTGAATTGATTCAGTCATTGACGCTGTGTCTAAAAGCCCTTTATCAAAAGCGGCTACAGACTGTTCAGCAAAACTCACTGCGTCAGAGAGAGTTCGGTTGTAAATAACATTCTTCTGGAACGCTTCCGACATTGACGCTGTGTCAGATAGCTCCTTACCAATGGCAGCGCTACTACTGTCGGAAATAAGCGTAGAGTCCGAAATCGCTCGACTAAACGTAGTGACTTTCTGAAATACGTCCTCTACAGCCGCGCTGTCTGACGCATTACGTTCCGTGGATAGCGCGGCAAGCTCGGTTAAACTCGCATTATCTTGTAAGGTTTTCTCTGTAACGAAGCTTTGTATATCAGAGAATCCAATAACATTATTCTTAGCGGCGGTCGAGTCTTTAGTTATCGCATCAACGTCTGTGAAATCATCTAGAACAAAAGCGTCAGAAAAAGAGCGCTGGTATAATGACGCTCTAGTAAACTGATCTGACATGCTTGTGGATTCAGTGAGCGAGCTTGATATATCAACAACAGCTTCCTCGCTAATATTCGTCACATCACTTTCAGACTTAGATATCAACATCGCTGCTATATCAGCTATTTCCAGCGTCTCTGACTTAACAAGTTCCAGTGACAATGACTGCGCGTCGATTACAGAAGTGCTTTCAGCAAATTCTCGAAGAATTTCTAGGAGGACAATAGCGTTATCACCCATGCCGAAGCTGTCTTCTAAGCCTTTGCTAAATTGCAACTCTGTCTGGTCTATGGCCTCGATTAATTCGTTAAAGCCTTTAGTGAAAAGTAACGCCTGCGCGTCAGAGATCCCGAACTGTTCGAGGCGAAAGTACTGGTTAAGTGAATATGGATCTAACACCATGTCTATAGCAGACAGGTTCTGGTAGCCGACCTCAGTTATAGGCGCTCTAAATGCAGCAAACGCGGTTACGATTCGAGATCTAGTTGCCGCAGAGTAGGACGGTCGTGTGACTGATACATGAGTCTTTAGGAGTTGTGCGTCCGCAACAACAATATTCGCGCTACTAGCTAAAGCACGAATGCGTTGTGGTTTTTCGACTACAACTCGATAGGCCATTAATCAAAGTCACTGCGTACTTTAAATTTAATTAAATCATGGACAGTCTGTTTGCCGCCGTTTGGGAAGGTTAACTCCAACTCACCTTCAAAAGTGCCTGCCGTATCCAAGGTTCCTGCTGGAAAATCAGTAGCGACCTTACCGGCTGATCCGTTGGTTATAGAGCAAGTTAAAGTAGACTTAACAGTAGTGCTACCAAGCGCTCGTAGTCGTAGCTTAACTGTTGCGCCTGTAACATTGATTGGTGCCCAAGTAGCGCTGTTGTTCTGGTCCAGGGTTAAGCCAGACGCCGCTGTATTGCTATCCTTCAAAGTGAAAGTCAGTTCGGGCAGCGTGTCGCCAGTTACTAATTGAAGCGTTTGTGAATATGCCATATTAAGTACCTGTAGGTATCCTTATTATATTAGCCACGGTATTATAATACAACGTATTAATAACACCATAAAACCGGCGTTGTATCTCGATCGTCAACATGTACGAATCCTTTCGCTACTCCCACGGACATGCCCATAGCCAAAGCATGATTGACGATAGCTCTCCGCTCAACGCCACCACTCACCGCTATGTCAGCGGCTATTCCCTGCGCATGGGTGCCAGGATTTGCTTTTGCTTTTTCAATGCTATGGCCTTCGGGATCGCGATAT